AACCCCCGTGACAGTCGTCCAAGCCGCACCGTCATAGAGTCTGAGGTTATCAACTCCATTGACCATTGTAAGGAAACTGCCGCCGGTAGTCGCATAGTTGACGGAGGACCAAAGCCCGTTCGTGCAGACAGAAACCGCCGCGCCTACTGCCCCCGAAGAGGTCGCATCGAAGATCCCGGCGTCAGTGCTGGCGAACAACCTCGATACCGTAGCACTGTGATATGGGTGCAGGGACTTCACATTTGCTGCAAACCCGGTAGTCCAAGCTGCACACCCTTTGCGGAGTTTAACGTCCTGAACTCCGGGGAAAACATTGTCCATAATAACCGCATCGGTCGCGGGCATGTTGGACAAGTTCCCCCGAGCGTTCCAACCACCGTAAGGTGCTGGCACCGCCGACACTCTCGCATCTGCTTCGTTCTGTGGCTGGGGGTTCGCCCCGGCTCTGCGGTGAAGAGTTGGTCCGCCGCGCATTACTGCATCCAGTTACCGGAGGGAACAAAGACCCCAGGTTTGATTTCCTGTGGGTGCGGGTGCGAAAGATCAATGTCCGGCTTAACCTTATCCCGCGCGATGTAGTTATTCAGAAGATTGAAATACTTCGTCTCGTCGGACTGGTAAGGTAGCCCCTTCACCTGCTTCCACCGATAGGCAAGTCCACGAAGGAGGATATTCTCGGGAAAGACGAAGGTGTCGGTATCTTCAGTAATCGCGGCCTTGAGTGTTCCGGTGGAATCATAAACCGCCCAGGAGCTTGCATACTCAAACGCGATGGTGCTGAGCGGCGCGGCAGGCGCGGGATTAATCAGAATATGATCCCCACGGATACGGAACTTATAAAAAGGTCCTGGGTTCGGGAGGGCCTTGATCTGCTGCCACTCAACCTCATTCAAAGGGCCGTAAAGAGGTCTCCGCAGCGTCCGATCGAAGAACGTGCTGGGGTAGGCCCATTGATACCCCTGTGTCGCGTAATCCCGAATAGACCCCTGATCCTCGTCTGCGACTGCCGTAAAAGTCGCCTCGCAGGTAGTCACATTGAACTTCGACTCCTCGACAATCTCGTCCATAAGCTGTAAAAGCAGCCCATAGAGCTGCTTCACAGTCGTGTCGGAGCTGCCTATGACAGTCGCGGAGGTATTGAGTCCGTGGATTCTGCAATGTTGCTGAACAAGAGACAGCACCGACATGAGAGGTTCCTTTACTTCTTCCCTTCTACAGACTTGAAGGCCTCAAGCTGAGTTTCGAGGGTCTTTACTCGTTCTAGCAAATCCGCGTTCTTGGTTTCAAGCGCTTCCTTGGCAGTTCGGAGAGATTCGAGTTCGGCGGAAACTTTGCCGGTGGTGTTTGCGGAGTCAAGCCAGGCTTGCGCCTTGGCCTTCAACGCCCGCGCGCCCATCCCCAAGCGAGAGACAGCTTCCTCCGTAGCTTCCGCCACCTCTTCCACCGTGCGGAGATTGGCGTCCAAGCAGAGCTTAACCTGGGCCGGGGATAGGACCGGCCAAGAAGTAACAGAAGTCCCAATTTCGGGAACTTCTCGCGATTCTTTGAACATCTTCAATGCCATGCGGTAGTGGTTCAGCCATTCCAGCGGAATCCGTTCCTGCTTCACGCCTTCTTCCACGCTCAGTAGCCACTCGTCGGCGACCTTCTCCAGCCGGTCTTTCGTCCCAGCAGGTGTCACTATGGCATAAATCACATCCTTCGCTACGAACTGACCGGATTCCAGCGAAGCTGTCCGATCCTCCACAGCGCGAACTTCGAACTGAACATATGCGGGTCTAGGGGTATTTTCCATCTTATCACCTATGGGCAGGAGTGGGCGCCAGGCCGGGAGCTGCCGGGGAGAGGGACCGCCCCCGGCCTGACTATTTAATCACTCAAAGATCAGACAACCTGACCCTGAGCGAAGGGGCGATTAATATGCGCGACGTTGTAATAAACAGTCGCGTTGTTATAAGTCGCCGTAACAGTGCCAGCCACAGCCGCGGTCGTGGCTGCCGAAAGCGTAACGATCGTGCCGCTGGGGTCGATATCCGAAACGGTGCAACTAGCAGCAATGCCGGTCCCCGACAGATAAGCCCCAGCAAACCAACCATCAGCGTTCGGAACCCGCAGTCGCGTGGATCCCGAGTTCGCCACGCTGTTGGCCTTCGCCACAGTCGTCGTCGAAGCCACAACGATACGAGCATTGAGCACCTGCTTTCCGTTCCCGAGAGCGCCGCCCTGACCAGCTGCGGCAATCGCAAAGGTCGTATCGGCCGCGACAGCCGCCTGGCAGTTCACCGGGACAACCCCGCCGATCTGAACCCAGAGGAACTGCCCGGAGGAAGCCGGAACCAGTGCAACGCCGACACTGCGACCGAGGTTTGCAGTATTCGGAACTTCAGTCGCAGTGTAGACAACCTGACCGCTGGCGAACGTCTGAGTCACGACAACAAGGCCGAACTGACGGATCGAGCCGCCCGCCTTGACATACATGAATTCACCGCCGCCCCAGTAAGGATCGACCGCATGCACGATCATGCCAGGGGTCTGGCGCGCCGTAGTGTCCGGGAGATTGTAGGGAGTGAGCTGCTGGTTGCCCAGAGGCCCACCGATGATAGCATAAGCCATTTTCGATTTCCTTTCAAAATAGGGAGGTTTATAAATCCATAAACCGCCCTAAATTACGCCTTGAGCACGCCCTGCAGCCTGCGATTCGAGCAGACCATGTTACCCATCCAGAGCACCGGAATGACCGTTGCGTCCTGATTGTAGGGCTTCATGTCTTCCTGCACCGACAGGTCAGCATCGCGGTGAACGACCAGTTCAATGTAATCCGTGTTAAGGAAATACATATGAGCCGCCGGAATGCCGCTGCCACCATCGAAGATCACATCGGCGTTCTTATACTTCAGGCTCACGAAGCCGCCGCTGGCGGTGTCCGAGTCAGTGTAGCGCTTGATGCTCACCTGGCTCGCTTCGTAGAACGTGAAGTAGTCATTCGACGAGACGATCAAATCCGGCTTGTCGTCGCCACGAACCTGGTTCAGCCACAGCGGCAGCATCAGGCTTTCAATCGTGGTAGCCGAAGGGGTGATCCCCGCGCCGCCCTGCAGCGGAGCCGCAGCCGACTGGACCACATTCTGCCAGAACGACCAAGTCCCCGAGTCAATGCCGCCAACAGTGCCCGTTCCGGCATCTGCCACCAGCGACTGCAGACCATTGATCTGATTCGGCAGCGAACCATCAGCATACATATCATACGAGAAGTTGTTCTTGAAAGTCCGCATCGCATTCTTGATACGAGCCTTAGCAAGCTTCACAATCGCATTGCTGCCAGCGTTGGTGCGCAGTTCCAGACCACTTGCCACGACGTTCAGGGCGATCTGACGCCACTGATACTCCGCCGCGGTGATAACGTCCGACTGCTGGATATTCAGGATATCATAGCCGGAGTAGCGCTGGTAAGTCCCATTCGCGTTGTAATCCAGCGGCTGGGCGATGGTAAGACCACCATCTTCCTTCCGGGTCTGGCCCTTTTCTGCCAGACGCTTATACAGCGCGTTATTGTTCGAGACGTTGTCCTTCACATCCTTCGAGTGGTTACGCCAGGTAGTGGCGACCAGCTCGGTGAAGGTTGAACTAGGGGTAGCCATTATCCAATCCTTTCAGTGGTTAACCTCGGGCCGCAATAGCCGCAAGGGTTTCAGCGAGCGTGTCGTCCATCGAACCGCGAGGAACCGTGCCGTTTCTCTGAGTAGGAATGGTCTTCACATCGGCAGCCGTTGAGCGGGCGATTTTGTCTGCGCGGGTTTGCGCCACGGTCTGGCCAGAGGCTCGGGCATCAGCTGTGAGCCGATCGAGTTCCTTCTGCCGGGTTACCGGGTTCGCGTAGACAGCCTTTTCGTAGGCGTCCTTGAGGTCTGTTGCCAGACCGGAGTTGAGGAGTTTCGCAATGTCGTCGCTAACTTCCTCGAAATAGGGGTGTGCGGGGTCGGAGGCGAAGGCGGAGACTTCGTTTTCAACTTGGGAGCGAGCAGCAGAATGCTGCGCTTCTACCTGTTGGCGAGTCTGCCCTTCAAGCTGCGCGAGGCGGGTTTCGAGTTGCTTGACGTAAGGGTCCGGCGCGCCAACTGCTCGCTCCCCTATGTAGTCGATTAGCTTCGCAAAGTCGATCCCATAGCCATCAACCATTGACGCTGCGAGCTGGAGCTTCTGCTCCTCAGTCCCGCGGCTAAGCAGGTAATGATTCGCGGCGAAAGACTGAAACAACTGCACCGGGTCGATGTTTTCGGCCTGGAGGATGGCCTGATAAGGCTGCGCGACAGCATCGTAGCGCTGGCCGACTTCTGCAGCAGTTTTATACTGCGTGATCCCTCGGAGGAAGTCTTCTTCCCGCTTGAGGACTTCCTGCTGAACTCGGGGAGGGAGCGTGGCCCAATCCGCAAGGGCTTCTTTCGTCCAAGTCTTCGGCGCGCCGACTTCCTGAACTTCCTTCGAAGTCTCTTCCGGAATTTGGGGAGCAGCCGCAGCTTCAACAGGACCCGACGAACTGGATTCCGCTGGCTGCTCCCCCTCAGGTAGAGTCTTTTCACCTTCTACCGCCCCGTCGCTACCCTGCCCGAATAGGTCAGCGGAGATATCAGCCATAGCAGCTGCGGTGTCAAACTCTTCCTGAGTTTCGGTATCGGATTCGATGGTCATGGGGCAGGTTCCTTTTTACTATGCACGGGTTACGGCCAGATCGAGTTTACCGTTAACTAGTTCATTATGCAGGGCTTCTTTCTTTCCCGAATCCCAGCTTTCAATCGTTCGTTCTACGGTGTCCTCGATAGCCTTGTCGAGTTGACGGTCCTTCTCGGCTCTAGCAGCCTTCGCCTGTTCAGTCTCTCCGGTTTCTAAGATCCGGCAACCATGCTTAGCGAGGTTTTCTCTGTGAGCTGACTTCGAACCGATCCACTCTCCCGTTACCGGGCAGTTGTATCCAGTGTTGTCCACCGAAAACATAGGAGCAGAAATAGACCGGCGCGCCGATTGTCCGCAATCACAAACTATAGGATCTGAGAAATTCTTTAACGGGATGAACCTCTCAGACCTATGCCCCGCCTCGCATTGGATATCATACAGTGGCATATTCGGGTTCCTTTGCTTCTTGGGACTTCATCGCTGCCGATTGCAGTTTCTGCCGGTGGGTCTGTTCCTGCAACTGCGCCTTGAGCATCAGCGCGCGGGTTTGCATCTGGAGTTCCTCGCGTTTGATCTTCAGCTCCTCCATTGCAATTTCGCGTTCAAGCTGCATTAGCTGCATTTTCTGCTCGAATTCCTGCTTGGAAATCTGCATTTCCTGTTGGGCCTTCTGCTGGGCCAATTGCGCCTCTACCTGAGCAGTCTGTGCTTTTGCCTGCTCAGCTGGATCGGGACCTTCCTCTGGCTTAGCCTGCGGCCCAGTCATAGAGTTCAGGGAATCCTCCAACTGACTGCCGAAGTTATACCTCCGAGCAATGACCAAAAGCATATTCTTCGCAATATCGAAGGGCATGATGCCGTCTTTGACCAGCGGCCCGAGGCCATTGAGGAACTGGCTGAGAGCGTTAAGCAACTCCGCAATGTCCTGCTTATCCTGGGCAGCCTCTGCGTCGATCGTCGAGTTCGTCTCGATGTCAGTCTTATAATGCAGAGCAACGTCACTTCGAAGGACCTGAACGATCTCATCCCAAGTAGGTTGTTGAAGGGCAGCTTGGGCCTCGGGAGGGATTGCCGGAGGCTGCTGTCCAGTCATTTGTGCCTGCATCTGGGCCTGTTGAATTGCAACCTGCGACTGCTGCTTCTGCTCCATAGTCAGGAAGGGAAGCCCGGTCATTTGCTGGAGGGTTTCAATTTCAAACTTCGCAGCAGCGATCTCAAGCATAATGCTCAAGGCTTCGCGGCAATACCTCTGAACTTCCTTCTGCATCTTCTTCAGCCGCAGGGTCCCCCACTGGTTCTTGATGTTCTGCGCAGTGGCGGTCTCACTGGCAACGGAAGCCCCTCGGAGAATGTCGCTGATCCCGGTGATTTCGTAGATAACCTGCTTCACCGACTCCCGCTGTTGGTAGAGACTCTGCGCCGTAGCTGCGAGTTCGTTGATCGGGACGGTCCAGAGAAGCTTATCCATCGAAGTGCCGTCAGGCATGGACTGGACGTTTTCAACAGCTACGAAGGTGTTGTCCTCGGCGGAGAGGATTCGATCAATACCTTCAACCGCGCTGTTGTAAGCGCCGCGGAACTTGATGGCTTTGATGATCGCTTTAAGCCTCCGAGTGATTTCGTTCAACTCATGGGCCTGTGAGCGATACTGCTCATACAGCGGAGTCGGCACGAGAGTCGTGACCTTCCGCATGAAGTTCAGAGGCTTCGGGACAGGGAAGAACCCCGAAAGTCCCAGAGGGTCTTCAACCTCACGAAGCGCGCCGTTGGGGTAAACCGCGGAGAAGAAGTAAACCTTCCGAGAGG